ACCATTCCCCCTATACCTAATTTAAGAATTCATTGTAAGAAATTACTTTGAGCTACTTGAGAATTAGGAACCATTATGATATCATTGTTACGAGTCTTGTAACTTATAAGTGAACGTAGTTCATCATAAGTCGCATGTCCGTAAGATATCCTAATGGATAGGAAAAAATTCCTTAAATCAGTTGACATTCGTTTCCCGTAAAGTGAAACTAATGTAAACTTGTTTTTGGTTTTAACCAACTTTTCTAAGCTTTTAGAAGAAGTTAAGCCTTCACCATTGGACACCTTTTTAGGGGTATCTTTGATGAAGACTCTTAACTTTTTATAAAAGTTTAGTACAAATTCACAAGAATTCGACCTGATTGGGAGATAACAGCACTTATTATGGATATAATCGTATAATATAACAAGAACTTTTGAAGGATCTTGAATATTATTAATTATACCTTTAATAGGCACTGGAGTCACCTCTCCTTTCCCTACGATAATCCATCGTTTAGCAAACTCATATGTATCTTTAGATACATGTGTTTTGTTAATTGATAGATTAACTCCAAGTTTGGTCATGACTTTAATATACCACTTAGCGACGTCATCGTGTTTTAACACAATGTCGTCTCCAAGTATAATATATTGATCAAATTGACCAAGCTTGAAACCAACTTGTAATGCACAATAGTGTACTACAAGGTGGTGAGATAAAGAAAAGGCGACCCATGAACTGTAGGCACCCATTGGTTGCCCAACAGAATACCTAACTGTAGAAGATCCTGGAACACCAAGGTCTAATTTAGACTGTGGTACCCAGAAATTTCTATCAGTAAGGAGATTTCCCCAACTTTCCGCAAAAGAACCATCTACATCATCTTTAAAAATGAAGTGAATGAGCCTTTTTTGTAAATGCAGAGGAAACCGGTCCGTTGCTGCAGATAAATCCATTGATCAAAATTTGTGATTGTTTGTAAGATCTCAATCGTGATAAGGATTCTGAGTATAAGTCCTATCGCATGGAAACTTACGGATAATATCCATAAGTCTATCATGAATAGGACGTAAAAATAATTGTGAAACACCATCTAACATGGCGATCACCCTTACTTTACACTCTGAATCCATTACGGTTGAAAGCTTTCCAGTAAAAATCTTTACCCTAGGGAAAAGATCTAACTCTCAAGCTTTCTTATAAACGCCACAAAATCAATCAAATCCAGAAATAGATGTTAAACGGGATATATAGTGCATTTGATGATAGGATAAGCATAAAGCTGATCCTAACATATTTAATGTACTTTTACCCTGAGGTCCACCTTTAGTTGAAAGGAAAATATTCTTCTCATCTCAAGGTGACTTTTTGGATTCTAATTTAAATACTTTCACGAACTCTTTTATGATATTAGACGGTATAATATACTGTTTCTTAACATAAGAGGGATCGCTAATTGTGTCTAAAGGAATTCCATCAGTCATGGACATCTTCTTAACATATTTCTTGAGGTTTTTATTATAAATGTATAATTGATCAAAAGTGATAGATTTTCCAATATTTAATAAAGTAAGCGCAAAGCGTTTATCCATTAAAGAATCGGAGTCTATATATCTTTTGAGAAATATTACACATTTAGGAAAACCGGATTTATCCAGGCCTATACTCATAGAATTTGAATGTAAAGCTTCGCCACACATATATCTTGTAACATGAAGTCGTACTTGTTTAAAGTACTTAACTGCATGTTCAAGACCTTGTGTTTTGATAATTTTACACCAAATTTTAAAGTATTGACCAATAACACCTAATACTTGCTTTTTATTTGTAATAAATATAAGCATGAACAGAGTCTTAATAATATTATAAAGATTTTTGTTCATAAATTAGTTTTAGGTCGTTTATTCCTCCACTTTAGCTTTTTGCTATTAACGTTGAATACCTATTTTGCATTTGCTAATCTAGGAATTAAATATTAAAAGTAAAATTCTATTAATCAATTATGTCCTTACAAGGCCATAACCCGATAATAGAGTACCTTAGCTAGTGTCTCCTTTCGGATTACCAGTTTAACTGTGTACTTCTGCG